GCACAGTCCGTAGCCGGGTCGGCTCCATCGGCTTCTTTGTCGATCGGAGCGCTTTCGCTTAACGCCGGAGTACAGGCAGTTTCCGTCTCGGCGTCGGCCGCTTCGATCGCTGCGGGTGCGCTGTCAGTCTCGGCTGGCACACAGGCAGTCGGGACGACGGCACCGAGCGCATCGCTTGCGGGGAGCCTTGCAATACCCGCGGGATCGCAGGAAGCGAACGTCCTCCCCCCATCCGCGGTCATCTCGACCGGGGTAGCCGTCATCCCGGCCGGATCGCAGGAAGTCACGTGCGAGGCCCCGTACGCAAGCATCGAGACCTCAGAGGACCTGACGCTCCGCCGTTCGCTCTCCGTCATCGGCTCCAGCACCTCCTACTCGCTCGCGGGCTCGATCACGGTCCACGCGGTCTCCGGCTCCTGCACCAGCTACGCGGTCGTCGGCTCCCCCGCGTCCTACTCAATCGCGGGCTCCCGGTCCTCCTACTCAATCGAGGGTTCCTAGATGGCCCGAACGCAGAACATCACGATAGACCGCGGCGAGGACGTCGTTCTCAACGTCACGATCTACACGACCGACGAAGGGACGACCCCGCAGGACATCACGGGATGGACGCTTCAGTTCAACCTAACGAAGACCCGCGACAACCCGACGAAGCTCGTCACCAAGGCCGGAACCCTGGTGACGCCCGCGTCGGGAACCGCGAGGCTCGCGATCGACGACACCGACACGGACGGGCTCGCCTCGGGCGGCTACTACTACGATATCGCCCGCACGGACGCGGGATACGAGCGGACCCTCGTCAAGGGGACGTTCACGATCGAAGGCAACTCTCGGGTGCCCGCGTGAGGCTCCGTCTCGGATCGTTCATCGTCGGCCTCGGCGGCGTCTGTGTCGCGCTCGGGCTTTGGATCATGGGAAACAGCGCGGCAGAGATCGCGGCGCTGTACACCCGAGCGCACCAGCCGGTCGAGCCCGCTCCGACCGCGACGCAGGACGCGATCAACGAACTCATGCAGGCGCATCGCCTCGCGTCCCAGCGTCCGATGGTGCATTGAATGGCGACACCCAAGAAACCGCTTGCAGTCAAGATGGTCAACGTCTCAGACCTGATCCCGTATGCCCGCAATGCCCGCACGCACTCGGACGAACAGGTGACGATGATCGCCGGAAGCATCAAGGAGTTCGGATTCAATAACCCCGTGCTCGTAGACGGCGCGCTCGGAATCGTCGCCGGTCATGGGCGCGTGCTCGCAGCCCGCAAGCTCGGGATGATCTCCGTCCCGACCATCGAGCTGTCGCATCTGTCTGACACGCAGAAGCGGGCCTACATCCTGGCCGACAACAAGCTGGCCGAGAGGGCGGGATGGGACACGGAGATGCTGAAGCTCGAACTGGCCGACCTAGGACCAGATGCGCTTGCTGATATCGGGTTCAGCGCGGACGAACTTCAAAAGATCAAGGGCGTCACCGAAGGCAAGACGGACGCCGACGATGTTCCGCCCGCACCGGAGACGCCGGTGTCGAGGCTTGGGGATCTCTGGACGCTTGGGGCTCATCGGCTCCTGTGCGGGGATTCCACGAAAGCCGAGGATGTGGAGAGGGTAATGGGCGAGAAGAAGGCCGACGCTTGCATCACCGACCCGCCTTACGGACTCGGCGACACGACAAGCGAAAAGAACAACTATGACACATATGACGACACGGTGGACAACCTCACTCGGCTCATCGCGGTGTTTCTTCCGCTCGCGAAGTCGACCGCAACGCGGGTGGTTCTGACTCCTGGAAATCTGAATCAACGGCGATATCCGGCTCCCGATTGGACGATGGCATGGTTTGTACCGGCCGGAACAGGGAGGGGACCATGGGGCTTCTGCTGCTGGCAGCCTATTCTCTGCTACGGAAAAGACCCGAAGCTCGCTCACGGGCTCGGCTCATTCCCCGATGCGATCGTCCACACAGAGCGAGCCGAGGAGTCGATTCATCCGTGCTCTAAGCCGGTCGGCTTCTGGTCATGGCTTTTAGAGCGAGCGAGCATCGAAGGCGCAGTGCTTTTTGAGCCATTCTCAGGCAGCGGGACGACGATCATAGCGGCCGAAAAGACAGGACGAACGGTAAGCGCCATCGAACTATCCCCGACCTACGTGGACGTCGCCGTTCTGCGCTGGCAGGCGTTCACCGGCAAGACGGCAACCCTCAACGGCAAGACCTTTGACGAGGTCGCGAAGGAGCGCCGTGCACGCTGATGTCGAAACCCTACGAGCCGACCGCGGAAAGCCGACGCACGGTCGAGACGATGGCCGCGTTCGGAATCCCGCAGGACGAGATAGCCAAGTGCCTCAAGATCGCGAGGGGAACGCTCCTGAAGCACTACGCCGAGGAACTAGACACCGCGGCCACGCGAGCGCACTCGGCCGTCGCGAAGTCCCTCTTCATCAACGCCACCGAGAAGGGCAACACGACCGCTCAGATCTTCTGGCTCAAGTGCCGAGCCGGATGGAAGGAAGCGCCGGTCGACGTCAACCTCACCACCGGAAAGAAGGGCGGGGGCGATGGCCCCGTTGATCTTCGCTCTCTTACTCTCGATGAACTTCTCACTCTCGAACGCATCCTCGGGCGACCTTCACGCGGCGTCGTTGTCGACGTTGCGCCCGCCCGACGTGAGCCTGATTCGCGCCGAGGTGGCGCGACGGCAGGAAGGGCTCCGGCCCTGGCTGCAGCGGATTCGTCCGAAGATGACGTTTGAGCCGATCCACCTTCAAGTGCTGATCGGCGAACTGGAGAAGGTCGAGGCCACTCCCGGCGACCGCGTCGTGATCGTGATGCCGCCTCGGCACGCCAAGACGACGACCGCGTCAGAGGCGTTCCCGGTGTGGTGCCTGAAGCGTCACCCGAACTGGCGCGTGATGGGAGCCTCCTACGCGCAGAGCCTCGCGAACCGGATCTCCCGCCGCGCTCGGCGCATCGCGGGCGAGGAACTGGCCGTCTCTCCTGATCGTGACGCCGTTGAAGAGTGGGAGACGACCGCGGGCGGCGGATACCGCGCTGTCGGCGTAGGCGGTGGCGTCACGGGCCACGGTGCCGACCTCATCATCATCGACGACCCCGTCAAGAGCCGCGAGCAGGCCGACTCCCCCGCGTACCGGGAAAAGGTGTGGGACTGGTGGAAGGACGACATCTACACCCGCCTTGAACCGGGCGGGCGCGTGGTCCTGATCCAGACCCGCTGGCATGAAGACGACCTTGCCGGCCGGATCCTCGCGGACGATCCGAAGGGCTGGCGCGTCGTTCACTTCCCGGCCATCGCCACCGGCGCCGACTGGCGCGAGACGGGCGAAGCCCTCTGGCCGGATCGCTTCGACCGCGCCGCGCTCGATGGCATCAAGCGGACCCTCGGACCCCGCGGGTTCTCTGCGCTCTACCAGGGCAACCCGATCCCCGAAGAGGGCGCGATGTTCAAGCGGGAATGGTTCCGCGTCTCGGAGTCCGCTCCCTCAGACATCACCCGCACCGTGCGCTACTGGGACTTGGCCGCGACCGAAGCCAAGAAGGGCGCGGACCCCGACTACACCGTGGGGGCCAAGCTCGGCATGGGCGCCGACGGGAGGGTGTGGATTCTCGACGTCCGCCGCCTCCGCGGGACCCCGTTCGCGGTCAAGGAGCTGGTCAAGATGACCGCCCGCGCCGACGGCCGCGAGGTCGAGGTTCTCATCGAGCAGGAGCCGGGATCATCCGGCAAGATCGTCATCGACGACTTCGTCCGCGCCCTCGTCGGGTTCTACGCGCAGGGCAACCGTGAGACCGGCGACAAGGTCTCCCGCGCTAGGCCGCTCGCGTCTCAGGCAGAGATCGGGAACGTCTGGATTCACGCGGGCGAATGGGCGCGCCTGTTCCTCGATGAGTTCGAGGCGTTCCCCTACGGTGCCCACGACGACCAGGTGGACGCGACGACGGGCGCATTCAACCGGCTCGCGATGTCGGTTCAGGCAGTCGCCGGAGTCGAAGCGAGCGAAACCGAGTTCCGTGCGTCATACCGCACAAGGGCAGATTACGGCGGGCGCGGAATGCGCCTCGGGAGGGCGTGATGGGAGTCATCAGAAATTGGGCGGCGTCTCAGGCGGCGAAGTTGTACGAGGCCCTGAGCGGCTCCGCAGTCGGGCGGGCCTACGTGGCGGACGAGGACCTCGTCGGGTTCCGGCCCCTCTCGGAACGAGTCCGCGGCGGGATGCGCCGTGACCTCTCGCCGATGTCTCAGGCCGAGATGTTGCGCGTCGCGCACTACCTCTACACCTCGAACCCGCTGGCCGAGTTCCTCATCGACACGCCCGCATCTCTGTGCATGGGCTCGCGCCTTGAGTTCTGCCTGGAGTTCAACTTCGAGCGGATGGGCAAGTCGAAGGAATGGGCCGACGCGGAGATCGAACGCGCCCGCGGGTTCCTCGATCCGTGGTGGAGCCACCCCGCGCACGACTTCCACGGACGCGCCTTGAAGTACGCGAAGACGCACCTGCTCACGGGAGAACTGCTCCTCGTCGTGACCGCCGTCAACCCTGTCACCGGCCTGTTTCAGACGGACTACGTGGACGCCGACCTCGTGAACAGCGTTACCGGCCTAAACAGCCTCTCGTCCGTGCCGGGCACCGTGTTCCTGCGCGATCAGGCGGGCGGCGACCCGAAGCCCTACGAGGTCTCGCGGGATGGCGCGTTCCTCGGAGAGGGCTCGGTCTTCTTCTTCCGCCGCGCCGGTCGGCTCAACTCCATGCGCGGGTTCTCGTACCTGCTCCCGGTCTCGGACTGGATCGACTCCTACGATCAAGCCTTCTTTGGGCAGGTAGACCGCTTCATCCTCGGAAATACCCTCGTCCACGACCTGAAGATGGAAGGGGCGCAGGCGGGCGAACTGCGGGCGCTCACGGCCGACTTCCAGAGCAAGGCCGCGAAGCCGGGGGGCACCTTCGCCCACAATGAGAAGGTCGAGCACAAGATCAACACCGCCGGCCTCGTCAACGGCGACGACGTCGAGTTCCAGCGGGCGCTCCGCGTCCACATCCTCGGATCCAAGGGCATCCCCGAGCACTGGTACGGCTCCGGCAACAACTCGAACCGCTCGACCTCCGCGAGCCAGAACGAGATCGCGCTCAAGGTCATGGAGGCGCTGCAAGACGAACTGGCCGAGCCCTTCCGCGTCCTGCTCAACGTCGCGTGGGACGAGCTGGCGCAAACGCAGGGCTTCCCGTCACGCGCCGAGGGCGTGAGCATCTATCCGAAAATGCCGAAGATCAGCGAGCGCGACATCTCGCAGATTGGCGGCGTGTTCGCGCAGACCGAGGCCGCTCTCGATTCCGCCGTCGCGGGGGAGCGCCTGTCGAACGCGACCGCGCGGAAGGTCACCTTCGCGGTCGTCGAGAAGATCACCGGGGCACCCGTGGACGAGTACGCAGAGAACCAGGCGATCGAAGGCGAGGCTGCGGACCGGGCCGCGAAGGATCAGGCCAAGGCTCAGGACTCGGCGCAGATGGCCGCGGATCGCCTCGCGCAGGCCGTGAAGGACCAGAAGGCCACCGCCTAGTCCATGACCACCGCCGAACTGATCCGTCGCCTCCTCGCGCGCCGTGCGCGAGTGGAGAACCGCGCCGCGGCGGACCAGCTCGCCCTGCTTCGGGAGACGCGCCGGGAAGTTCTCGCCGAACTGCTCGGGCCGCACTCCCGGTTTGACGACTGGCGCTTCCGCGGAATGCTGAAGGTCATCGACCAGATGATCGACAAGCAGGCCGCGCAGTCCGGCGTCCTCGTCTCCAAGTCGGTCCGCGAGTCGTGGGAGGTTGGCCTTGAGTTCGGCGCCGTCGGCGTCCCGAAGGGCTTCCTCTACGGCGTCTCGTCGGATCTCCTCGGCGCGATCGAGGCCGTGACGAAAGAATCCCTCAATGACATCTGGCTCGACGCCGGCCGCGCCGTGAAGATCGCCGTCCGCCGGTCGGTCCTCGGCGTCGACAACCTCGCCGACTCCATCCGCCGCCTCGCCAAGTCGCTCCGCGATCCGAAGACCTTCGGCTCCGTCGAGACCCGGGCCGAGATGGTGATTCGCACCGAGGTCAACCGGACCTTCTCGATGGCCGCGGATGCCCAGATGGGCAGCGCCGCGGAGGCGATGAAGAAGGGCGGGCTATCGCTCCGTAAATACTGGCTCTCTGCCGACGACGACCGGGTTCGCGAGGATCACCAGAAGGCCGCGGAGACCTACGACAAAGCGCACGCGATACCCGAGGACAAGCCCTTCATCGTGGGCGGCGAGGCTCTCATGTACCCGCTCGACCCCGCGGGATCGGCGAAGAACACAATCGGATGCCGGTGCGTGTCTGTGCCGGTGGTCTTGGAGGACTGATGAGGATGGCTCTCGAACGGGTACTCGAACAGATCCGCAAGGGTCGCCGCATCCGAACCGGCCAACTCGCGGAGGCCGCGGAGCTTTCCGACAACACCCTCCGCAACTGGGCCGAGGAGGGCCGCTATCAGCCGGTCCCCTGTGGCGTCCGTGAGTTCCGGTGGCCCGCCCGCGAGGCCGCGCGTCTCCTGGAAGACGTCGGCGCAGTCCCGCGTGAGTCACGGCTCGCGGACTAACTCCGCAAACTCCGAAAACTCAGAAAAGACCGAAAGGGCCGAAAAGCCCGAATCGAAAAGGTTTAACACGCGAACACACTTCGCCCCGTCATGGGCAAGGCGTTCGCGAATCTGAAAGAGGCCGTCGAGGCGATCACCGAATCGCACGCTTGCCGTGTCCTCGGTCCCATCGTAACGGAGGCCAGCGGCGGAAAGCCTGGCTCGCGGTGGGCGGTCGTCGTGATCGAAGAGGGCGTGTCCAAGAACCGAGTCCAGTATTCGGCGGACGTCCTGTCCCGTGGCGCTCGCCTCTACGAAGGCGCGAAGGTGTTCTGGAACCACTCCACGGACACGATGCGCGACCCGCGGGACATCGCGGGCTTCATCCGCGAGGCCAACGCGGGCCAGCTCCCGAACGGTAAGACCGCCGTCCTCGGCGTGCTGGTCGCGACCTCCCCGAAGCTGCGCGAGCAGCTCATCGAGGCCCATGAGGCGGACAACCCCGAACTGTTCGGGCTGTCACACACCGTCCATGCGGACACCGAGCGCGTGATGCTGGCCGATGGCCCCGCAGTCCGCGCCAAGTCAATCAAGGCCGTGGAATCGGTCGACGTCGTTTCGTTTCCGTCCGCGGGGGGCCGAGTCATGCGCCTCGCCGCGGGAAGTAACTCTCCCATCGCGGAGACCCTGGAGGGGCTGGATATGCTCGCTGAAAAGATCACGAAGCTGAAGGAGTCCCGCGCGGACCTCTTCGCGAAACTCGGCGCGGAGCCGACCGAGGCGCAGGTGGACGCGCTCCTTCTCGAGGCCATCGGCGCTCCCGCCGCGAAGCCCGAGCCCAAGCAGGAGCCCGCGAAGGTCGCGGGCCTGACCGCCGCCGACCGCTCGCTCCTCATCGAGGCCAAGGTCGACCGGCTCGTCGCGGCCCGCACGATTCCCGCCGAGTCCAAGACCGCGATCCGCGAGGCGCTCGTTTCGCTCGCGGCTCTCGGCGCGGATGACGCCACCCTCGCGAAGCATCTCGACGCCAACGTCGCGGCGGCTGCCAAGCTCGCCGAGGGCAAGCCCACCGGCTCCGGCCAGCCTTCCGTGATCGAAGTCACGAAGGACGAGGCCGAGAAGATCACCGAGGCGTGGGACGGCTTCTTCGCGGGCAACGAGAAGGGCTTCCGCTCGGTTCGTGAGGGCTACATCGCGACCACGGGCGACCGCCACATCAGCGGTCGCTTCGAGGACGCCAAGGGCCTCCGCCGTTTCGAGCGCCTGCTCGAAGCCCTCGACTCGACCTCGTTCTCCAGCGTCCTCGCCTCGTCCCTCAACCGGCAGCTCGTCAACGAGTACCGGGCCAAGGGCGGCGCGTATGCCGACTGGGGCAAGGGCTGGCTCTGCACCGTCAACCCCGTCTTCGACTTCCGCAACCAGGAGCGGACCCGCTTCGGCGGTTACGGGAACCTGTCGTCCGTGAGCGAGGGCGCGCCTTACAGCGACATGACCTCGCCGACCGACGAGAAGGCGTCGTACTCCGTCGGCAAGTACGGCGGCATCGAAACCATCACGTTCGAGATGGTCAAGAACGACGACGTGGGCGCCGTCCGCCGCATTCCGCAGAAGATGGCGATGGCCGCGCGCCGGACCCTGTACGAGTTCGTCCACAACCTCTACGCGACGAACCCGACGCTCGACACCGACTCCGTCGCGCTGTTCCACAGCTCGCACGGCTCGAACCTCACCACGTTGGCCCTCTCGGCTTCGACCTTCACCACCGCGCGCCTCGCGATGATGAAGCAGACCGAGAAGAACAGCTCGAAGCGCCTCGGCCTGGTTCTCCAGCACCTCATGGTCCCGATGGACCTCGAGGAGACCGCGGTGAACCTGTTCCGCCGCGGCACGGAAAACGACCCGAAGTTCATCGTCAACCCGGCGACGCCTCAGATTCACGTCATCACGCACCTCACGGACGCGACCGACTGGTTCGCGTGCGCGGGCGTCGATCAGACGGACCAGATCGAGGTCGGCTTCCTCGACGGCAAGGAGGATCCCGAGATCGTGGTCGCTGACAACCCGCAGAGCGGCTCGCTGTTCTCGTCCGACCGCATCCAGTTCAAGATCCGCCACATCTACGGTGGTGACGTTCTGGATCACCGCGGCTTCTACGGCGGCTACGGCGTCGCCTAAAGCGATCACTCAGGAGATCCAGACATGACCGGAATCACATCGTTCGAAGAGAAGTACGCCTTCATCGGCCCGGTCGCGGTTCACGCCGCGGCCACGGCCACGGAGAGCCGCGCCGTGTGGACGGCTCCCCGTGCGTGCAAGGTCACCGGCATCAGCATCTCCGCGGACGTCTCGTCCACGGGCGACAACACCAACACGACAACGGTGTCGTTTATCAACACCGGGACCGACGGAGCCGGGACGACTGCCATCGCCACGCTCGATATGGCAACCGGAACGGACATCGCCGCCAACGTGAGGAAGGTGCTGACGACAACCGCGACCAGTCTCGCCGCCGGTTCCGTGCTGGATATCAAGTTCACGAAGGTCGGGACGGGCCTGCTGATCGGCCCGCTCACGATCGTCATCACCTGGTATCCCACGGCCTAGTCCATGAGCGGATACCGGGCACCGCGTAACGCAACGGCTACGGCCACCCTCGAACCGGGCGTCGGGACGATCTCCGGCGCCTGCCTTCTGGGCGGCGCGAACGCGGCGACGGCTGTCATCCGCACCGGCGGCTCCGGTGGAACCATCATCGGTTCCATCGGCGTCGCGGCCGGACTCTCGGCCAACTGGATCCCCGGCGACGCCGTGGTTCCGTTCTCCAATCTTCACGTCACGATCACGGGCACGACGCCGACGTTCACGGCCTACGTGTAACCCCAGGGAGGGGCGATGGCGAGCATCGCGGACATTCGATCGCGGGTTCTCCTGCGAATCAAAGACGCCGCGAAGTCGCTCGACACCGACGGTGTTACGGAGGCGGTCGATTCCTCGATCGCCTCCGCGGTCGAAGAGTACGGCAAGGTCCGGCCCCGCAAGACGGCGACCGTCGTCGATGGGGCTGCGACGTTCAAGTACAGCCTCACCGCTACGTCACCGGTCCTGACCGGATTCGATGCGGAGCTGTCAGAGGTCCTTTCGATCGCGTACCCGTACACGACGACGACCGCCGACCTGACCTACCTCGAGGACTACGAGTGGCGCGTTCAGCAGCTCGCGGACGGGCTATATCTCTGGTTCATCACGGCGACGCCTTCCGCGGCCGAGGACTTCCTCGTTGAGTGGACGCTGCCACATACCTGCTCCGGGTCGTCCCTGACGGTCCCGGCGTCAGACTACGAGGCGCTGGCCGACCTCGCGGCATCTCACGCGCTCCTCGTTCTGGCGAACGTCTACGCGCAGAGCGTGGACCTCTCCATCACGGCTGACGGGGTGAACCGGCTCACGAAGCCCGACCTCTACCGCCAGATGGCGCGGGAGTACCGGAAAGCCTACGACTCCAAGATGAGCAGCGGCGCGGCGACTGGCCCCGCTTTCGCGATCGGCGATATCGACCGCGCCGACGGCGACGGGCGGGACTACCACTTCCACGGAAGGAAGCGGTTCTGATGCTGACCATCGAAGTCAAGGTCGACGGTGCCCTGTTCCGCGCGGGTGACACCTCGAAGATCGTCGGCGACGAGCTGAACGCGGCGATGCACGCCTCGACGCAGCACCTCCGCGGGCTCATCATCCCCAAGACGCCCGTCGGCGTGAGCGGGCTACTCCGCAAAACTCAGGCCAGCGTCACAGGCGAGGCCAGAAGCATCGAAGGCCGCGTCTTTAACCCTGCGCCATACGGGATCGTAGTCGAGATGGGACGCACTCCGGGAGCGAAACCGCCGCGCTCTTCCGACCTCGAACTGTGGGTCCGACGAAAGCTAGACGTGCCCGAGAACAAGGTGAAGTCCGTCGCGTTCCTTGTAGCTCGCAAGATCGGGAAGCAGGGCACGAAGGCCGTGAAGATGTTCGCGTCTTCCGTCGAGGAGGGCCGCGGCACGATCAATCACCTCTTTGACCGCGCCGCCGATCGCATCATCGCGAGGCTGTCATGAGTCACACCATCTCCCCGGTGCGGCTCGCCCTGAAGAACCTCGTCGCCGGGGTCTCGGGCACCGCCAACGT